GGCGGTGGGAAAAGTGGTGGTGGTAACGCTCCGTCAGGTGGCGGTGGCGGTGGGAAAAGTGGCGGCAACCCTACACCCCCTGCGCCAACTCCTGGCCCCAAGCCACCAACTTCCCCTAGTGGTGGCGGTTCCTCTTCTGCTGGTCAAGCAGTAGCCGCAGCAAAAGCTTATCAATCAGCCAGTACCCCTTCCGTTGGCTCTTCTTCTTCTAAACAAAAAGAAAACAAACAAGAACAAAAAGAAAAAAAACAAGAGCGCGTTCAATCTTTAACGGAAAAAGCAAAAGGTTTAATTTCAGGTGCTACTGCTTCTGGTATTGCTGATCCAGGTAAATTCAAAGACATCCTCGGCAAGTTAAAAGATCTTGGCAAAGATACACGTGTAGAAAATCTACAAACAAAAAAGAAAGAGGCTGTAGCAGCTGCAAAACAGTCGTTGCAAAATAAACCTGGCGGCTATACCCAAGAAGAATTAGATGCAGCCATCAAGGCCGCGTTAGACAAGGCAACGGCTTCTTCTTCTTCTTCTTCTTCTCCTGGCCTTACTCAAGAAGATTTAGACAACGCGTTAGCAAACATCACGTCAACTGGTCTTACTCAAGAAGATTTAGATACAGCTCTTTCAAGCTACAGTGCTCAAAACGCGGTTCAAAAAAGTTCTTCTGATGCAGGAACAAGTGAGTTTGATGATTGGGTTAAGTCATTTGAATCACAACAAGATGTCGGGGCATTTGACCCTGACCTTTTCCGTAATCTTTTAGGCGAGCTAGAATCGTCTAAATATCGTCAAAAAGAATGGAATGAGCGTTCAGCAAAAGCAGCTTACAAGTATTAAAGAAAATCAACATTCCTTTTATCTTGACGGGAATGTTTTTGAAGAATGGTTTTTGAGACAGCCTGAAGCGGTTCAAGAATCTTTTCATGCTTTTTCGGCAGAAAACTATTCGTTCATCGAATGTTTTCTTTACGCTCGCTTCCTTGGTTATGTGGGTAACATTGTTTCATGTGAATCTTGGATCAAAAATAAATACCCTAAACCTGATCACAGAAAAATGCTTCTCATGGAAATTGAGGAGATGAGAGAAGACATTCGTAAACTACGTGATGATATCGAAAATTATGCGGTTAAACGTGATGCTGGCGTTGCTCGCATTGCCGCAATGGAAAAAGAATTGCGCGGCACAATTAATCAAGTCGAGCAATATACTTCCGCCAAAGATCGCAAAGGTTTATTAATGGCTGGCGCTGATCGAGCCATTCGTGAGTTAATGTTTATTTTCAAAGATGATCCAATTGAATCGCCTTTACATGAAGCAAGTATGAGTGTTTGGGCTCGTATGCAGCTGGAAGAATAAACGGACATTAAAATAAAGAAAAACATTTGTTATGTCTAAAGGAAAAATGCCGCCTCAACTTCTTGAACATTTCAAGAAAAAAGAAGCAAAAAATGAGGACGGCACTGAGATGAGTGACAAAGAAAAACGCCGGGCCGCTTTAGATAAAGCACGGAAGTACCAAAACAAAAAACGCAAAGAACAAGAAGGTTGAGTTAGTATTCAGTAACCGATTGAATATTATTCGTGCCTTCTTATCTTCATCTGGCTTATCGCAGGAACGCACGTGCTGCTTCCAAGAACTATGCGATTAAACCACATAAAGATATTGATTCTCTCAAGAAGGCGCGAGAAGATTTTGGTTTCTTTTGTGAATACGTAGCTGATAAACCTCCTGCTCAGCACCATAAAAACTGGCATCGCCATTTCATAACCGAAGAAAACAGCAGTTGCCTTCTTCGTATTGCTGGTCCAAACGTTGATCTACTTGCACCACGGGGATCCGCGAAATCCACAGTCCTTGGTTTATTAACTGCCTGGGCTATTGGTATTCACACTCAAGCAAAACAACCACTTCAAGTTCTTTATTTGTCTTATACGGTTGACATTGCGCGTTCTAAATCAGCAACCATTAAACGCATCATTGAAAGCAAACGCTACCAAGAAGTTTTCCCTGAGGTTCGGCTTTTAAAAAACGTTACCAGTAACGAATACTGGTCCATTGATCATAAGTTTGCTGGTATTGACGTAACTGGTGACGAACAGTTTACGCTCTGCGCTGCAGGCCTCAAAGGTTCGGTGACCTCCAAGCGTTCGCACTTGGTCATGATTGATGACGCCATCAAATCAGCTGCGGATATTTCTAACCCTGACATCAGAAAAATGATGCAGGACAATTGGAATGCGGTGATTGCGCCCACTATGTTCGAGGGCGGCCGCGCCATTTGCCTTGGTACGCGCTTTCGCCATGACGATATTCATGCCACGACATTCAACGAACAAAACAACTGGACACAAATTGTTCTTTCTGCAATTGAAAACGATCCCAAAACCGGTGAGGAAATTTCATATTGGCCAGAGATGTGGTCATTGGATTACTTAAAGGAAAAAAAGAGGCAGGCACCGATTGCTTTTTCTTTCCAGTACATGAATCAAATCATCAGGCAGAATGAACTTTCACTTGCGCCTGAACTGATTGTTAAAGCCGAAATTGCAACTGAGTTTGACACACTGGGTGTTGGGGTTGACCTGTCTGCTGGTACTAAAGAGAAAAACGATTACACGGTGATGGTTCTTGGTGGCCGTATTGGTGATCGAATCCATATCATCGATTACCGCCGGTTGCGCGTAATGGGCAACCTTGAAAAATTAGATGCCCTCAAAGAACTTTTGAATGATTGGTCCATCCTTGGTAAGGATGCAAACGATAATTACTTTCCCACTTATTCCACGTGTGATATTTGGAGCGAGGCGGTTCAGTACCAAGCGTCGTTGGAGGCAGACTTCAAGCGTGTCTGTTTAAATCAAGAAAGCCTCTACAACTTGATTTGGCATCCTGTTAAAGGATTCCGCGCCGACAAGTTGGCCCGCTTCCGTGGAATTATGGGTATGTTTGAAGATCGCAAGATTATTTTTAATCGATACCGTAACTTCACTAATATGTTTGAAGAGCTAACAAATTTTGGTGTCAGCAGTCACGACGATTGCGTCGACGCTCTCGTCTGGCTCGTAACAGGTTTGGCGCGTAAAGGACAACTTCAACTTGATTACTAATTTTAGAATTAGAAAAAAGCATTTTTGTTGTGGGACCGGAGTACGTAGCCATTGGTTTAACTGCACTTATTTCTGCGGTAACCGGCGGCACTTGGATGGCAAATAAAATTCTTGCTCGTCAAAGCCAGGATATACAACAAGCTTTTAGTTATACAAATTCTCAAAAAAGAAGGATTGATCTTTTGGAAGACCAAATTAACCGCATGCCAATGGAGTATGTTTTAAAGGTTGATTTCTTAAGAGAAATTAAAGAAATGCATGATAATTTTCGCGAAATCAACAATAAGCTTGATAAGCTTATGGAAAAGATTTTATCAAAATGAGCAGCAGCTACATTCTTGAAATTGAAGAAGACGAAAACGGAGAGTTGTATATCACATTTCCCGATGAGGTAATTGAAGAGCTTGGTTGGCAAGAAGGAGATATTCTTAATTGGGACGTTAGAAGCGAAGGGATTATTTTATCAAAAGTCCATGATGCATCTGGGTATGAGGTTATAGAAGAGTAGAATATAAAAACTGAAAGCTTTAGAGATGTATTACGCCGGAGAATCTAACGTCCCTGGAGCACCTGGCAATTTATTTGCAGGCGGTAATTTTATGGGCAGTCAAGGCAGCGCCATTAATCCAGAGGCGTTTAAAAGGGATGCTCGCCAACAAAAAATCTATAACAAGGGGATGGGTACCGACAATCCTAACGAACGTGAAATTTTTTTACAACGTACAGGGCCTCAATTGCCTCTTGCTTTTGGACTTGATTCAAGTTCTTTAATTGGTTCTTTTTATCCAGGAACTCAAGCGGTTGGTAACATGGGTGGATTAATGGCGCAACCATATTCTTTCGGTTTTGATGGAAAATATGTTTCTTGAGCTGCTAGTATTTAATTAATAAACAAGGCAAATAATGGCAGTCGACGCAAAAGCAAGGCTTAACGAAATTGTCGAATCGTACCTTGAGAAAGATTCGGGTACGGTTGTAGACACTGGTGTTGTTGCGTCACACCTTGCCCAGATGAAACTTTTTGGTATTCGCCAAGGAGTTGAGTTTTTTCCAGGCCAAGACAATTTTGGTGCACAGCGCAAAGATTTTATTGATCGCGTAATTAAATATAATCAAATTGATGTTCGCCTTGATTCCATCTGGGATTATTTCCTGTGCGATGGTAAGGGCATTTTTTACATTCGGCCTACCAAGCAAAACTATCGCGTTTACTATTTCCGCGAACATGAGTATCGCAGTTACTACAACGTAGATGGCGAGCTGGATGAGGTGGTGATCATCTACAGCTATAAGGTGCGCAAGCCGGGCGGTGCTCACGACGGCATTAACGTTACCAACGTAACTGGCAACACAATTACTGGTGAGCCTGGAGCAAAACGTTATATTCGCTTGTCAATTAAAGCAAATGAAATCGAGGAAACTCACTCAGATGCTGAGATGACATTTGACATGCCATCAGGCATGTCTCCCGGTCGCACTAAAAACTTTAAAAATTCTCTTGGATTTATTCCTTGCGTTGAAATTTTTAATAATCCAAAGGGATTTGCAAAAGAAGGCGTTGGTGAATTTGATGCATTAGCCAATCACATCTGCACGCATGATGAGTTGGTACGCACCATGCGGAAGAACGTGCAGTTCTTTGGTAGCCCCACGCTGTTGTCATCTCGTCCTAAGACCGACCTTATGGAGGCAGGTGGGGACTCAGTTGTTCAGCGTCCATCCATTGCAGCAAACTCAGGTTTTGCCGGTGCCAGCCCACTGAGTCGTTCGACCTTCAAATCTGATCCTGTTTCTCGTGGCGTTGACGGCCAGATCCGTGTGCCACGCGTGATTGCAAACCTGGAACCAAACGACCGTGTTGGCTACATTGTCCCAGATGCAATCACTGGTGATCAAAATAATTTTGCTCGTCAATATAGGGAAGAAATTCGAACAGCACTTGGTGGTGTTGATGAATTATCAATTTCTGCTGGTGTAACCGCAACCGAGTACAAGTCTTTGTTTGGTCGCGTGTCTGCTACATCGAAGAAAAAAGCAACTGCTATTTATACCTACGGTATCTGCCGCTGTCTGGAGTTAATTATTTATCAGGAAGAACAGCTGTTCCGTATGTCTCTTGCTTCTGCACTTGGCATCGAACGCCCTGTTGAGCCTTCTGCAAATGCTACACAGGAAGAAAAAGATGCATATAAAGAAGCACTGAATCAATTTGAACAACTTGTTCAAGACGCAATCAATGCATGTATCCAAGCTCAAGATGTACCCCCTGGAGTGACAGGTCTCATCCCAGATGGTGATGTCACTATGCTGTGGAGGTGGACGGGACCTGTTTATGAGGACTCCACGCAAGACGTACTTAACAACTCCATTGTGGTACGCAACTTGCAAGAATTAGGTGTTGATAGCATTGAAGCACTGAAATACCTCTTCCCGTCTAAAACGGATGAGGAACGGGCCGAGATGTTATCTGGGTTTCCGTTCAGGATGGTGAGTGAACTTCAGGGCGCTTTTGCTCAATTCTCTCGCCTGGTGGGTGGCCTGATGCAGACCCCTCACCCGCAGTCACCGAACCTTCCGATGGCTGCCGATCCCAGGTTGGATTTAACTCCATATCTGTATCGAACATTAGAGGCTTTACAAAAGGAGATGAGTTATGCAGGACGCTACCGTCCAATCGATCCCACAGACGAGCCCGACTCCGGCAGTAGCGCCGAGCAGTTACGTGACTCCGTCTTACCAGCCGAGCCAAGCCCCGGTATCGTACCAAGCAGCCCCGGTGAATTACCAGGTGGCAGCACCTCAGGCGGCCCCGGTTTACCAACCCTCGAGCCCTACTCAGTACGCCCCCCAATACCAACCGGCGGAAGTACAGAGCAACCCATGGGAATCGGCGTTCAACAAAGTAGTGAATCTACTGAGCGCACCAGTTCAATCCCCGTTCCAGGGTCAACCGTCAGCTCCGACGACGACCTACGCCCCGGCCAACTACGGTTCAGCGAGCGCCCCAGCTACGCAACAATCGGCTCCGCAGACCTGGTCAACCAACCAGGGTTACTCGCCCAGCTCTTCCCCAACCTACTCGGAGGGTCTGAGCCAGGAAAGCCAGCAAGTAATCGCAGCGTTCGGAAGCGAAGCTCCCGCAATTCTAAATAATTACGCCCTTCAACTCGAAGGTCTGCTGGATAGCGCTGTTACCTGGGGTCAGGAAATGACCGATACCCTCAAGCAGTATGTTGAATTTGCTACTAATGAGCACACCGAGAATCTTGCTTATAACGAGATTCTGACTAACCCTGACGTGCTGAGCGATTACACCATTCGGTTCTTTGGTCCCGAAGGTCCGTATCCTGTGCATGAAGGCGAGGGAGACCTTGAAGCTTATGGTTATCCAACTGAGCAAGTGGATCCATATTCTTATAGTGAATTCCCTGCTCCCCCTGCTGCAGCTGCTCCTCAGCAGCCCACCAACTTCTGGGGCACCTTCAACGACATCATGGCTCGTGACCCCCAGAATGCATGGCGCGTTCTGAACCAGGCTCAGCCCAACGTTGTGTCCAATAAACTCTTCGTGATGGAGTGAGGCAAATGCAACCATTAGGACAACGTCGTCCTTTGCTTGCATATGGAGTTCCCGCAGCTGCCGGTCTGGTAGCTGGCGGGGCTCTTGCCGCACAAGGCGAAGATCCCGGTAGCGCTGTACTTGGTGGACTTGCTGCCGGCCTTGGCGCTCGTGGCGCTTTAGGTGCTGCACGTCTGGCTGGCAAATATGCGGGGAATGTCTCTGATTTAATGGGAACAGCTAAACGAGGTGCTGTTGACGCTTTAACAACAGCTTCTCAAAATATTTACGCCCCTATCAAGACTTCTGCGCGACAGGTTACCGCTGGAGAAGCAGCTGTTGCCGAAAATATCAATCGCCTACGTGCCCAAAGGGCGGGCGAAAGCAAGCGTGCTGCCACATTGGGTGGAATGGCGGGGGCAATTCAAGGCCTCTCGGTCCCATCAGAGGCAGCTATTGCTAATACACTTAGAGGAACTGCTGCTGTTGCTGGGGTGCCTCTCGCTGCCGGTCTTGCCGGTCTCGGTGGCGTAGCTGCTGGCGCAATCCCTGGCGCACTTGGCATCCCAGGCTTCCAACAAGGAATTGATCCCGAAGGATACAGTTCCAACAATACGGATTTAGCACGTATGGGTGTGCCAACTATGCAGTACATGTAACTTTTAAGTTACGACCTGCTAAAATTTTTGTTAGATAAGACACATGTGTCTTTATCTTTCACCCGATAAAAACACTGACACTGGAGGATAAACCAAAGTGTTCATTGATAGCTAGTTCAGATCCTGGTAGGTATGACCCTTCAAGATTTGGTAAATAGCTCCGTGATTACAGTTAAACTTTTCAGCAATCTTTCGATAAGAAAGACCCGCTTCTTTTAAAGCTTTAATCTGAGTCACGTCATCCGAAGAAAACTTTCTCAAAGATTTTTTCGGTTTCCCTTTACTGGCAAAGCCATTGTTTATATAACAACCGCTCTTCCAGGCTCTTGTTAAATTTTCTTGTTTGGTAACGATCTCAAGATTATCAAGACAATTATTTCTCTTGTTATTATCCTTGTGATCCACCTGAAGGGAAAAGTTACTGGTTCCATGAGAACGCAGATCTAATCCCAAAAAGGCAACAGCCATCAAGACATGAAGATGAAAACGCCTCCTCTTCCCATTTACAAGAACTGAAATACGGTCATAAGCACTGGTTGAACTGATAGGAATCTCTAAAAAATATTCTTGATTGTCGGGATCAAGTTGTTTTTCAAAAGCTTTTCCTTCTTCTGTTAAGTAAAGATTACCAAATCCGGGAACAAGTTTTGGATCCATGTTGTTCATAAACAAGTTTCCAGATGATAGCATGCCTCAACTGAACGCTCAACGTTGTCACCTCACCGAGCAATCGATGAGTGCAAACCGGATGAATTCAGGGAAGCCCTAACGTAAAGACGAGGGTAATCCTGAGCCAAGCCAGTCAAGCGTGATTGGAAGGTGCAGAGACTACTGGCTGTAACACGACCTTGTTACGTAATACCAGATTTAGCGTCCGGCATCCCACAGGGATGAAGAGATAGTCCACCCCTCTAAGAAACTAGAGACCAGGAGAACGATTTTCCAAAAATCTTGGGTGCGGAACTTTACCGTCCCCACCCTGCGTACATCGCAGAAATGGCAGTCGAGCCTGTGGTCGTTCACGACTTTACTCGTCAGCCTGGTCAAACGGTCCAGTTGGATAGGTATAAGTTCTGGGGCACCCCTGGTACAAAGGACAGCCGTGAGCGTATTGCCGATCAGACCATCGGTACCGCTAACAGCCGTAACATCACCAAGGAGAAAGTCCTGGTGGTGCTTAAGGAATACACTGGCCCTGCAGATCCGGGTGATCCGACCCAGCCTAGCACCTTCAAGATTGCCCGCGAGACCTTGATCACGGCTCAGCGCCTGCTGCTGGACTCTGGCAACCTTAACATGTTCCACCAGTCCATCGGTAGCCTGACGCTGCTGGATGACTACCGCCGGTGGCGCGACCGCGTCTTCATTGACGAACTTGCCAAAGCTGAAGCTAATGGTGAAGCTTCCAGCACCCAGGGTGGTTACTACTTCCCCGGTGGCAAAAACAAAGCTGCTAACGGTTCGATTGCTTACACCGCTGCTGAATATGCAGCTCAGGTGCAGCAGTTCCAGGTGCGTACCGACCTGCTGACCGTTGTTAAGGATCTGCGTAAGCGCAACGTGCCGACCTTCGCTGATGGTCTGTATCGCTGCATTTGCGATCCTACTTTCATGATGCATCTGCGTCGTGACCCAGACTTCCGTGAGATCGCACGCTACAGCGGCAATCCTGGCCAAGGCATGTACATGGGTAATCCCATGATGCCTAATAACGCCAGCTTCTACATGGGTCCTCAAGCTGGTCAGGGTTACTTCCTGGCTGGTGAGCCCGTGATGCCGACTGGCGTTCAGTTTGAGGGTGTGAAGTTCTTCGAGTCGACCAACTTCCCAACCAAGAATGTGTCTGCAACCTTCGCAAGCGATGGTGCAAATACCTTCTCCAGTCAAGAAGTTGCTCAAGGTTACTTCTTCGGTCCTCAAGCAATCGGCGTGGGCATTGGTGGCCCGAATGCTCAGGTGCTCATCAACAACAACGATGACTTCAGCCGTTTCATCATCCTGATCTGGCAACTTTACGCTGGCTTTGAAATTCTGAATAAGGATTTTGTGACCACCGCGTTCAGCTTTGTCTCCGATGACGGCACTATTTGATAAGAAATAAAGTACAACTTAACGGAGAAATAAATGTCTTACTTATCTTCTAAGAAGATCTATCCAGGTAACTGGACCAACGCCTTAAACGGCTGGTACAAGAACATCGATAATACCCAAGACGGTACTAACGATAGCTCCAAGGGCGGCCCCACTTCGGTGTTGGCTGTCCCTGGTTACCGCTACTTCCAACAGCGTGGTTACGTTCCAGTGTCTTGGGCCTCTGGCGATGCCGCCACCAAGGGCCAGACCATGGATGTGATCGTTCCTTCGCCTTACCGCCAGGACGACACCCGCCCCGACATCACCGGCATGGTGATCTCTGGTAACTCCACCCAGCCTGCTTTTGTGTATCGCGCTGCGATCTCGGTTGCTTCTGGCTGGGGTGACGGTCGCGTTGCTACTGGTATCTACGCTGCTACCGGTAACGTCGTTACCTTCGGCCGTGATTCCAGCGGCCCCGTGGCTGTGACCGGTGTGGGCGAGCCTATCGCTCAGGCCAACCTCACCTCCACCACCTCTGGTGACGCCTCTGCCAAGATCGTGTTTGCCGCTGGTGCTCAGGCCCTCAGCACTACGCCCTTCCTGACGGCTACCGGCGCTACCGGCGTTGGTCCTTCTGGCGTGTATAAGTCTCTGACTGCTGCTACCACCTTCAAGGTGTTTGCCCGTGGCACTAACACCGACACCGGCGTTTCTGGTGGCGTATATCTGGCCGATGCCGATTACAACGCTGGCCTGAAGGGTTACTTAGTGGTTGAGGTGTGCTACATCCAGCCTGATGACGCTCCTGGCTACGAAGATATCGAAGAGTATATCCTCGGCCGCACTGTTAGCTGATTAGGTTAAACTAGGACCAGAAATTAAAACATCTGGTCCTTATGCTTTATCAGCACCGCAAAACTGGCGCTCGCGTCAAGGTTGTAAGCGAATGGGATAATGGCGAATGGTTCATGGTCGAAGATCAGGACGGTCGCCTTTATACCGCTTATAAAAATGAATTAACCCCTGATGAAGTTGCAACTAAAAAAGTTGCTACGCTTCAAGTTAAAGATAAAGCAGCCAAGGAAGAGCCTCGTACCTTCCCACCCGAAACACGTTTAAATATCAACACCGCTACCCCACAGATGATCGCTGATCATATCAAAGGTATCGGGGTCAAGACAGCTCGTGAGATTAAAGATCTTCAGATGTCCTTATCGGGTGAGAAGTTTAATAGCCTTGAGCAATTGAAACAAATTAAGCGTGTGGATTGGGACGCCGTCTTGGCAGCCGACTTAATCAGGGTTTGACTTATTCACCACAAATAGACCCCTGGAAAACCAGGGGTTTTTTCGTTTTAAAATAAAAAGAAAAAGATAATGGCCGAAAGAACCATTGCGGACATTGGTAGATATCTAAAGAATTTTGGATTAGATATTGGTGAACACCCTGAATTTGGTGGTGTTGGTGGCGGCCATTCCCCCACTGGTTATCACCCAGTTGGTCAAGCCATTGACGTACGTGATTGGCGAGCTGATATTGCGCCTGCATACGAAGGAGGAAAACCAAAGTCCTGGAAGGAACGGACGGGTGAACTCCGCTGGCGTGCCAAACAGCTTGGCCTGTTCAACGAAGTATTGGGCCCTGGCGATCCAGGTCACAACACCCATGTTCACCTGGCGCTTGCGGGCAAAAAATCTATTACTGACCCACAGCTTGAATGGCTTGCTACCGGTCGTTATAAAACGGCTGAAGGTAAACTTAGCGACATCATGCCCGGCGCAGATTTAGTTGCTTCTGCTCAACAACAACAACAAGAAAGTGGGTCTACTGACGATTTATCAACTTTGTTATCTCTACTGCAGTTAACTAAACCAAAACAAAAAACACTACAAGAATCACTTCTTGAACAAACTTTAGGAGAAGCTTTAACTCCAAAACCAAGCATGACGCAGCAGTTCCTCATGGAGTACATGAATGCTCCACTGCCAGGACTTGTTTAAATTGATTACTTTATAATTAAACTATAACGAAAGGTAGACGTGCAGTTATCTGACTTTGACAAAAGTAGAGTTAGGTATCACCTGGGCTACTTTACCGTGTCTGTCCCGGCGGGTGATTATGCTCGCTTGGAAGAAGCAATGAATACCATTCCGGATTCATACTTTTACGACAAGGTTGTTATCCAGCTTGGTCGTTGTGATACGGCTGAAAAGAAAACAGAAGTTGCATCAACACCTTCTACACGAATCGAAAGCATCCTCGGTGACGTTGATCGCACGATTCGTTCCAGCAATGCCAAAGAGGCATTAAAGGTTTGGGATGAGATTTATCTCTACGAAACTAACCGTTTAGCTGGGATTCTTTACGTTCCTAACTACAAGGATCCGTTCCAGGCCAGATACCGTTACGAACGCTCTGGCGCTGAATTCATCCAGGCATTACCTGGTCCTGCAGACGTTTCGGTAGGAACAAGGATATATCTTCACGAGTTATGGCGTTAGTTGATCCGTGTATGCTATAATATTGATACACGTATTAAAAGCATGGTTGCTCCGGCACCGTTACCGGACTTAAAAGAATTAAGAGAATACTACAGATATCTTCCGGATACAGGTGATTTAATTCTAATTAAATCACGATGCAAAGCGGATAAGCAAAAATTAAACAAACCAATCGGCTCTTTAGGAGGTCCGGAGAGAAGAAAAACATGGGTTATAAAACATAAAGGGAAAAGTTACTACGTAAGCAGAATTGCTTGGTTTCTTATGACCGGTGAGGATCCAGGTGTTTTATTAGTTGAACACAAGAATAGAAACCCAAAAGATAATCGTTGGGAAAATCTGCGTTTAGCTAAAGGAGCCGAAAATAACTATAATAAAATTTTTGTAGGTTATTCACAAAGAAAAGACACAGGGTTATATAGAGTTAGGGTAACGCTTGAAGGTAAACGAATTACAGTCGGGAATTTTAAAACAGAGGAAGAAGCTAAAAAAGCAGCCCTGGATGCCCAGAAGCTCTTTTACAGAGAGTTTGCATGTCTTGATTTAGAATGTCTTTAATCAGAGAAGCAGTTGGTTCTCGTCTTTATTTACATGAGGTTTGGAGGTAATTATGCCAGGACAACCGGGCGCATTTATTAGTGCTTCTGCAGCTCGGCAACGAGCACGTGATCAACAAGCAGTCTTAAATCGTCTGCGTTCAGGTCAAGGTATTAGCGGTGCTCGTCCCGCCGACCCAATCATAAGCGCAATCCAGGCTCTCACTGGTGTTGGGGCTGGAGCTATTCCCACTCTTTATGCAACTGCTAAACGAGGACAAGAGCAACTGGTTGCCAAAGGAGGTTGGAATCCAGTGACCGCTGGCAGTGGTCCCATTAATGTAGGAGGTCAAACCTGGTATCCCGCACAAAGTGGGCAGGATTTAATTTATAAACGCGCCCCTGGCAATGTTGGTGGTCAATACGGAAGCGTTCTTTCGAAAGATCAATTACAACCTCCAGCAGTTCCTGATTTGCCTTCAAACACTGACTTAGCCGCTGAACGTGCGTACCAAACTGAAAAGTCACGGGTTGCACAGCTGGCAGCACAGAACCCAGAACTGCAGCGTTACGAAGCAGCACGCAAAGTTGCCAAGACTCAGGAGGAAATGAACGCTGTTCGTGATGAAGGCATGCGTATTTGGGCCGCAAGACATGGGGGTTTGGCAGCCAATGTCAAGCCCGGATCTACAGGCTACGAAGCGATCCAAGGCGCCGTTGGCCCAGGCACTCCTTCTGCTTTAAGTAATGAGCAAGTATTAGGCGTCATGAGCTTTGACCCAAATACTGTTCTGACAACAACTCAAAATATTCAGAGTCAGTTCCGTCCTAATCAGCAATTGACGGACCAAGAGATTCTTGCTGCTATGAGTTTTGACCCTAATGTTGCCATGAGCAGTGCATCAAACATTGCGTATTCACCGATGTCCACGACCGAGGCGGCAATGCTTAAAGCTGTCGGCGGAGAGCAGGGTGAATATATCACACCGATGAATGCGATTGGATCTCCAGATCAAGCCGGCGTTTCTTTTATTACTCCCGCCGAGCAGCGTCGTCGCGATAGCTCTGCTTTATTCCAGGCCCTTCTGGATAAAGCAAACGCGCAAAAACGTTAATATAAAACTGGCATTGCTTTGCATGTAAGCCCAGCCTGCTGGACACGAATCTTTGATTCACGGGGGCCAGTGTTGTTGCTTTAAAACCATGATTCTCTGTCCCAAATTTGTTAAACGATCCCTGACCCATCTGGCTGTTGCACTTACTCTTCAAACAGTGTTTATTCCCGGTCTCAGGGCAAGTTCAAATTGGGTAGGAGAATAACCAGAGGCCAATGTCTTACACCAGTGAACAACTAAAAGAAATTGCGCGGCAAAAGGCCCGTGATTTTGGTGTAGATGAAAACATTTTTCTGCGTCTTGTAAACGCAGAATCCGGCTGGAACCCACAGGCGAAGAGTAGTGCAGGTGCCGCTGGCCTTGTCCAGCTCATGCCTGGAACTGCTCAAGGTCTTGGCGTAACTAATCCCTACGATCCCGTCCAAAGCTTGACGGGCGGGGCTCGTTATTTAAGCCAACAGCTCAAGCGTTTTGGTTCTTATGACAAAGCCTTGGCTGCTTATAACGCAGGTCCGGGTAATGTTGAAAAGTATGGTGGAATTCCTCCTTTCAAGGAAACACAGAACTATGTGAAGAACATCCTTGGAGGCGCGGCACCGCCACCAGCAAAACCTCAAGGACAAGAGGCGAGTTCTGGCTCTAGTGTCCAAGATTTTTTGAAGGGATACCTTCTTAAAAATCTTTTAATGGGTACACAAGAGCCAGCAATTCCGTTGGGCCAACAGTTATTGGCTGACATTTTCAAAAAGCCAATGACTGAGTTGGAAACGGACATTTCCGCTGCGTCGCTTTATACACCAAGGACGCCGTTTCTTGATTCCTTAACTCAGTTTTGAGTTTTAAGCCTCACAAAACGTGAGGCTTTTCATTAAGTTTTTTACGTTAGAATTTATCTACACGTATGCAAAAGCAGTGATAAAACTGCTATATCGAGGAGGTTTATTTTGAGTTCTTCCAGCTCGAACAAGCAGCCCGTATTTATCGACCGTCCATTGTTCGATACGGTGCGTGTTACTACTCAGACCGTTGGTAGTCAAGCCAGTAATACAGTGTTTGTCCAGGGGGGCCAGGCCCCATCTATCCTGGTGGATATGGACGCTGCTCTTAGCGAAGATAACAACAACGGTGGTGTTGTCGATTCAATCACCATTGTTCGCAATGATCGTTATCGCGATCCTGATTACACCGTTAACGCAAGCACATCAGGTACTGTTGTTGCTTTAACGAGTGGTCAAGTTATTTACATACAATCCAGCGCTGTCTTAACTAATGGAACTGCTAGCGGCGTTGGTTATTATACTTACACCGGTTCCGGTACTTTGACTGGTGTCAATACAGCATTAAACTACTCTGGTGCTATTGCAAGTGGTTTCCAGTATCAAGGTGTGGCTTATGGTTATCAGCCAGCCGTAACCTTTGTTTTTTATCAGACTCGTAATACCACCACTCCTATTCCGGCAAGTGGCGACTACCGTGTCTTGTTTGCCAAAACAGTCCCAGCAAACAGTGGTGTTGTTGATTGCTCAGATGTGATGCCTCAGTTGGCTGTGCCCATGCCCACAGCAGGAAACACTAACGGACTGGGCCCAAGCGCTCCCCTTCGGAACAAAGGAATTTACCTGGAGCGAGGCGATCGTATTTACGTTGGTGTTTTTGCAGAAGGTCCAAACATTTCCGGTTATACACCAGGTGCTCACGTCTACGCACAGGGTGGATTCTTCTGATGTATGGCATCAAAACAAGGAAATAGCTTTGGTGCTTCCAATCAATTTTTACAAGCAAGAGATAAAGATCCTTTTAAGTTAAAACCAATTACAACAGAGTTTTCTAAAGGGTCTATTCCTAATTCTTTAAGTGCAATTAACAGGGAGTCAGCCTGGTCGCGTTGGCGGCGTGGTTATGAACTTGCTACAGCAACGTTCTATGACAATGATTTTTCATATCCATTTGAGTACCAAATTCCAACACCATCTGGAAGCGTAGATACAAACGTTAATCCGTACCCAGTTATTTCAGGAGTGTTTGCGGGATTCCCTACAACCAACAGAGATCTTGGTATGCATTGGGCTGTGTGGAGATATGCGGGGTCTGCCAGGACCGATAAACTAACTGATCCTGTAAGCACCAATAAGTTGGGCATTGCTTCTGTTACAGAAGATTCAAATAATTGGTATGTCACTCTCTCTGGTACATGGAGCACATCAAATCCATTGCCACCGCCTTTTTACATTCCTGTTCCGGGTCAGACCAATGGTTTAAAACCTTTAAATACAGAAATTTTTGAAGACAGAATTATTGTTGCAGATGGTCCGTTAATCAGTGCCGATAGTATTAATCCAAATACTCAAAAACGTTATGGGTACGTACAAGCTGTATTAATTGACACTGATCCATTTAATGGAATTCTAACTTTTAAAAAAGCAGGCTCCGTTCAAATAACTCCTGACAAAGAATATAGAACTCCATCTGTAATAGGATTTCAGCCTGGACGGTTTTTAAATACTGGCGCTAGATTCTCTTGTTCTTGTCAAGATTTTACCCACAGGGATTATCGATATCTTCACAACACAACTGAAAGATCTTATAAAAAGGCTTATCCAAGATCTAACATTGCCTCTATTAAACCTGGGCGTTTTGAACAAACAACTGCGGTTGTTTTATCAACACCTGTTTTGTTTGATGCAATTACAGCCAACAGCTCTACAATTACTGTTGCAACAACAGTTCCTCCTGCAGTTAATACTTTTATTTCTGTACAAGGAACTACAGGCGCTGTAGGTGATGGTTTTTATGAGATCACCAGTGTCAATCCTGAGGTTAGTTTTACTTACTCTATTGAAGGAGATGCAGGTATAGGCAGTATTTTAAACGCTGGAGTCACTAAAATCTTTGAGGCACGTGCTCGTGTACTTAACAGTGCCATGGTCCCAGCAGATCAGTCAAATACGTTGAATGTATATTACCCTTCTGGTTATGCACCAGGGTTGGAATCATCTGTTAATAACATTGCTAAACGCAATTCCAATCGAGACAATCCGGGGGTTTACAGAGAATTTGGCGCTACTTATTTAAGGAGCACTTCAAATCCAGGCATTAAAGGATCAACACCAGAGAGTATGCCCACATACGAAGATTACTCTTCGTCTCAATCTGTTATCACATCTGTGACAGATAACTGGACGCCGCTTTTAGATGAAATGCGTTATTGCAAACACATTTATGCGTTGCGCTTTAAAGATGGCGTATTCCCACCAGAGCCATCTGATTTTCCGGTAGAAGAAGGTTCAATGGTTGCATGGGAACAAAAATTAGTAGAAGACACGGAAACAGAACAGCAAGAAATGTTAGCCGCAAAAATGACACGCAAATCTTTGTCTTTGATGGACGTGCCACCATATAACTGTCAGTCTCCAAACATGCTTCCATTTTTACAAAAACTTTTTAATGTACCAGCCTCTTATATCACCGTAGAGAATTTCACCATGTTTGATAAGAACGGACAGCCATATAATCCGTAATATTTATTTACATATAAGGTATACTTATCTTGAGTCTTATAAGACTTGTTAGGAATTCCTTAAGAAGCGGCGACCAGTGATCCATGATTCTTAGATTCTGGGGACGCAGCTCACCTCAGCCATGACTCAGCCCATCCCTGTGGATCAGCGGATTGTAAATGCGTTTTTCCAGTTGGATTCCCAGCGTGTCAATAAAGATGCGGCCTGGTTATTCGGAATGATCGCCACCTACGGCATCAACGCAAAAGACCTTGCTTCATTTGACTGGGGACCAGGGAACACCTTGGTCCTTACAAGTAAAAAGCGTCCTATTCACCCGTTGCATCCACAGTGGGTGTTTTTGTTTAACCTGCAAAAAAAACGGCCTTGCGAAGTGCAAGACCGTATTCCCCCTTTTTCGTCTCAGTTGTACAGGTTAATGGCGCATCAGGCAATCGATATCAATGTAACTGATTTGCTCTTGGCACATAAGATGCGCAAGAACCACTACAAAGCTATCAAGCAGCCACAGGCAGCTTCTCCTGTTTATGCAGGTGTTTCCTGACTGCTTCCACATTCCAGCGATAACCATCCCTGGAACGAGTCTCAGGAAAAGCAGCAAAATGCGGACCCAGCTTTAAGGTTCCATCATCACGCATACGGAAGAGTTCCTTGCGATCTATTCCGAGAAGTTCCTCTGCGCGAGCAACGGAAACCCAGCCTGTGTTTTGAGCCATGACGTAGGCGTCAGGGTGAACAACTCTTGTACCGTAACGGACTTAACCTTCTGGCCGAGAGTATTCATGTTTTTTTAAGGGTAGTATGAACTTATGTAAAGCTTAAGGAAATTAGAATAAGTTAACGGCAACTAAAGAGTATGTACTACAGCGAGCATGAGCCGATCGCCTTACTCGTTGAAGTCACTCCAAAACTAGCAAAGAAACGTTTTCGAGACGAAATTTATAAATCCTGGAACCACCAATGCGCATATTGCGGTGAAGATGCCACGAGTTTAGATCATGTTGTACCACGTTATAAATCTGGAGAAACAACTCGTAAAAACCTAGTGCCAGCATGCCGGCGTTGTAATACGTCCAAAGCTTCTTATAAGTTGCACGAATGGTATCTACAACAAGATTTCTTCTCCAAGGCTAGGCTCAATAGAATTGAAAGATGGATTGACCAAGATCCCTTCCAAGTATTGAACTGGGAAAGAGAAGGAGACCATTCTTTAGTTCATATTAATTATGTCGGACAAACCAAGGAAAGCTGTAGCTGCAGCCAAGCGATACCAGAAGGATAAGATGGCTTGCAATAAGCCGCAACGCACGCCTGGGCATAAGACTAAGAGCCATATCGTTAAAGCCTGCGAGGGAGGAGAGGAGCGTATCATCAGGTTTGGTCAACAAGGTGTAGAAGGCGCTGGGAAACATCCAAAGAGTGCCAAAGATAAAGCACGAAAGCGTTCTTATTACGCCCGACATAACGCTCAAGATCCCAATCCAGATAAGATGTCGGCACGGTACTGGAGTCACAAAACGAAATGGTGATGAAATTGGCAGGCAAGTACAGTACTGGTTATACGCCAGAAATCTTTCCGGATCAAAGGGTCATGCATGTGATGGCGGCACAAACAAAAAATCCTGAGCTAAGGAATGCTTTTCTTGATTTTCAGTATCCATTCCGTCATGAAGATTTGATTAATTCTGAGTATTCTCCTGAGATCAAGCAATTGGTCTTGCAGGCAGCCACACAGCAAAACTACCGCTAAACTGCGTATGCCAAACCCAATTCATCATGGCAAAACCCAAGTCCACCGCATCTATCAAGATTGAGTCCAAGCCAAAAAAGACGAGACAGGGCCAGGGATTGCACTCCTTGCCTAACCATGGACGCAAGAAAACTCGCGGCCAAGGTAAATAATTTGTGTATGATTGGGGGTAACTTAGTTACCCCCTTATGTCTGATTTTTCTGCGGCAATTGAATTAATCAGAAAATACGAAGGGTATAACGAAAAAGCATACTCAGATCCGGCCACTGGTGGTGAGCCGTACACCATTGGTTATGGGACACAGTATTACCCGGACGGATCTCCGGTCAGGCGTGGACATCTCTGCACGAAACGCAAAGCCCTGGAGTATCTATACCACGAGTTAGAAGTATTAGACACAGAACTCAAGAAGCTGAATCTAGGCTTAGATCAGTCCATGCACCAGGCTTTGCTGTCGTTTATCCATTCGGTTGGCTGGAATTCCTTTTTGTACAGCAACATCATTGATTGCCTAGAACAAGAAAACTGGCGTGGCGTAAGTCAAGAGATTCCCAAATGGGTCTTTGATCAAGATCACAAAATGGTGGGTTCTCTTCTCCACAGGCGTCAGGAAGAGGTTAGCCTGTTCCTCAGGGAAGCTAATGACCGCCCCTGGCGGGCCACTGAGATTTTGTTGACTGCATTCCGAAATTACACTGCAGCCACCCATCAAGTACGTGCGATTCGGCGACTGGAGGAAAGCATTAACCCCTATACTCTGTCGGAGTTTGCTAACGACTTCAGAATAGATGAAGATCCTTGGGATGCGCCATTCGACAGTTCGGATGAATTTGATCTAAACGGCATCTGCGACATTTAGCTCTAAAATGGTTTTAATTGAAGCATGCAGCTAGGAATGGAAAGATCTATCGAGCCTCGTCAGTTTGAGCTTCCCCTGGAGCTTCAATTCTCCATGCGTAAGGCTGAACTCCAGGCCCAGGAGATGACATGGGAACAACTATATGGCGCACTGTTAAACCTATACCACCAACGGCTGATGGAATGGTATGCCGTTAAATCATTAATGGCCGATGAGAATGTCAATATTGAATTTGACATCCCCACCGACTTGGAATTAGCAGAACTCGCTGCCGCATGTATCTACGACAGCGAGGATGATGACGAAGATCTTCAGCCGTTCTAATTTATTAAATCCTGTTGTGTTTTTACTCTATGGCAGTTTGCACATAAAACTTGACATTTTGCAATTTCTTTCATTAGATCTTTGGTCGATGCAAACACAAAGTATTGGCTAATATTAAATCTTTTTTCCGAAGGATTTAAATGATCAAAATCAAGTGCAACAGCATGGCTTTTATAGCCACAGTGCAAGCAACCTTTTGATAGTTTAATTTGGTCAATTAACTTCCTTCTGTTTTTGCTGCGTTTCTTTCTCCATTCATCACCAGATTTACGTTGATCTTGCATTTGTTTTTTGTAGGCTTCTGGAGAAAGCCATTTTTCTTTGTAAAATCCATTACTTAAAATTTGTGTTTTAACATAACATGCAAAAATAAAGCCGTCCTCTCGTACGTCTCCTTTACGAAAAGGACGACCTTCTAAATTTAGTCTTCTAAAGTCTGCATTAGGCGTTCTAGGTACCACCGACATTTTTCTAAATCTTGAAGCGGTTTCCCCTTAAGTTTATAACGCCAGAGATATTTAACGCAGCAAGCGCGCAGATAACCTTGGAACTCTTCTAAAGTCAGTTGAGCTTCAATTGCTTCGATGCATTCGATTCCGCCATCTGTGTAATGAGAAGGATGATTGACTACATCCTCCTTGATTACAGGAGGTTCTTCTTTGACAGCCCAAGGAACAGGGCAGACGCCGCCAGGGCAATCACTAATTTCTTCTATCGGAGCAAACCACGACGTTTTGCCGAGAGCATCCGTTCCATTTCCTCCGGCTCCTCCAGTGCCAGTACCAGTGCCTTCGGGCGTGGCGACGCTCCCATCGCTAATCCCTCCTCCATCGAAGGAATGTAGCCCGTCATTCCAGGACGTGCCCCCTCGAGTTCCAGGCTCTGCCTTGGAATCCCCTCTTCGCATAACGTTAGACCACGATTGTACTGATCATATAATGGCACATCGTTTTCTTCGTTGTCGAGATCGGTACCGAAGGTAGCCTGATTCAAGCAACGACAGATGACCTCATCAATGATACTTTGACCAAGGCCGTCGTGGTAGTCTGCGAGGTTATGCATTTGAATATCTTGGCCTAAATTGCCTCGATTACAATATTATCATGGCAAGATTTTATAACCCACGTTTTGGACAAGAAGACCAGCCGGTAGAAGGGCCTGTTGGTTTTCGTGGCCGCACGCAATACGATCCTCGTGTTGATTCAGGATCTTCCGGTGGCGAAGTTACTGACCTTACGCCAGAACGTCAATATGACGTTGACCTTCGGCGTCTTGGTCAAGACAATGCTGCAACTGCAGCAGCTGCTGACACTGAAAACTCAATCCAACAAAACCGTGTTGCACGTTTTTTAAGTGCGTCACGTATTGCCAATAAGTACAAACAACAAGCCGATATCCAATATCCAAATACCGGTAGCTCTTTTCGAAGAGAACCAACGTCCAGGCAAGGCGTAATATTGCCCACACTTGGCGAAGCACCTGGGGCACGAGGAAGTATCAACTACCCCAACAAACCTCAACCAAGGTCGGGCAAACCTTACAACTGGCGCGATTCTTTTGGTTGATCAGACCTTACTAAAAACCACTTCCGGGGCTTGGTTCTGGTACTTGCCCTTGCGATCTTGGTAGCTTACTTCGCACGGGTTGCCGCGATAGAAAAGAAGTTGAGTCACTCCCTCATCAGCATAAATGCGATTGAAAAGCCCAGTGCAGTTACTGATTTCCAGGGTAAGATAGCCTTCCCACCCGCTTTCCGCTGGTGTAATATTAACCAGGATTCCCGATCGAGCATAAGTAGATTTACCGACTGCAACCACAGTCACATCACGAGGAAGTTTTAGGCGCTCACGTGCTACGCCCAAGCAGTAACCATAAGGAGGCAATAAAAAATACTTACCTTTCTCGTCCTCTAAGAGTTCAGCTTGATTTAAAATCTCAGGTTTAAAATCCTTGGGATCACACTCACCTTCGGAAATGCGTCCAAAAATCAAACATTGTTCTGGTGACAAACGAATATCGTAGCCATAGGAGCTTAACCCATAGCTCAGAATACGACGGTCGTTTTCTTCGCTGACAAGACGATCTTGGAACGGGACAATCATCTCCTCTTCTTCCGCAAGGCGGCGGATTTCCTTATCGCAGAGAACGCTCATAGACCTTTTTAAGCTTTTTCAATATAGGTCATTCAGCAAAGAATACGCCCTTTTTCAGAGTAAACGTCGATAAATCTTTGGGTTGCTTCCTCCACGTCACGCTTTGGTTGCAAATAAACCAAGAACGAAGTGCATGTGTTATGTTGTCTGACTTCTTCATTGGTACGGGCAACCAAAGTAGGCACTGACTTTAAGATGCAAACAGGAAAATCAAAAAGACGTTGTTCGTAACGAAACATGTCAGGGCAGTTGGAAAAATACAATCCTTCTTCAATTTCGTTATGGAACCAAGCCTTAAATAAACGCCTAAACCACACGGCATGGGACGATGTCAAGGTAGGTGAACAAGCCCTCGTCATCTTCCAGCGTTCATTTTTTTTATCAAAGTAGTACGTACCACTGGGCGGAAACAAGTAAACTTTGCCGAACCACTCTTGGTCGTTTAGCCCATCATCACTTGGTGTGAAATAGTTTTTAGCATGGACGTATTCATTGGCAAAGTCTGAGCTGGCTACATCCAGATCGATGTGACCCATCAGTTCATGCGCTGCCGCCGCTAGATCCGCGTTAGTAATTAACTCAAGATCTTCGCGGCGCACGCCGCTTTTAGTAATTGCCATTACTGGTTAGTTGCTTTGTTGTAATCAATTTCAAAAAACCTGATTCCTTCTTTGTCATTGATGACGTAACCAGCTTTTTCAGTTGGATCAATCTTTTGTGCTGCTAAAAGAATACGTCGAAACGTTTCCGCCATATCGCCATCGTTATTACGCTCGCACTCTTCTTGTGCAGAGTGAATTTCTTTTAATGTCCAAAAGAACATTGAACGTTCTTTGTTATTAGGCTGAAAGACCATCACCCCTGGCCCCTCCACTTCCCACATTTTGCAATATTGCTGGCCCATGTCCCCAAGGATGACGCGCACTGTTGCATCCAGCATTCTTACTTTAGTCTCATCCAAATCAGGACCGATTGTTTGAGCAATTAATTTCTCACGTCTGTTCATTTTGTATCAATCCTTGTCTTTGGAGAACGTCTTGGAGCTTGGGAAGCGGCTGATAAATCACAACTAATTTACCAAGGATACCGCGTTTTTTAATAAGTCTGCCTTTTTCATCTCGTAGTTTATCAAATTCGCCGGAACGGATTAAGTACTCGGCTACGCACCGGAGCCTACGTTTTAAAGCCAGTTCTGCAGCTGGAAATTTACTGCAAATCGTATCTGGCTGCATGTCGCTGAAAGCAACGCGTAAACGGTTGGCCAGCGTCATACTGGAATTGACATCTTCTTCTTCATAAGTCTTAATGACTTCCAAGTAGCGACGCAAGCACCCATCATCAAAAGAACCTTCTGGTGGCAAAAAATTCTCAATTTGTAAACAAAGAGACATTGGTAAAATCTCTTTATGGTTTTCAACCGTCACTTCATCGATAATAAAAGTTTTAAACCGATGCGCCAGGGGTATCGTCATTTTCTGCATCGGTATCCGTTTCTAAGGAAGCAAGGTAGGCGTCAATCGAATAAGGCTGTGTTTTATATGCCCTATCGCCACGAGCAAATGTGTAGTCAGTATTCTTGATTTTTGGATTTTTGACAAAGGATCTCACCAGATGATTCCAGGGCACACGGATTTTTGTCCTAGTCCCAGGTACTGGATTAACGTTGACGTAATGAACACCCTCAATCCAACCTTTGGCCTTGTCACCCCTGCGGCCCAGGGCAATCCAATTCCTTAAGGTTTGGTCAGAGACTCCAAGGCGTCGGGCACATTCTTCTGTTGATATGTACTCATCGGCATAAACCTCTGGATTGGTGGTATTCATCTGACTTGCGCCGTCCTGCAATGCCCAGATACTGGAGAGAATGTTGCGAATTCCTTTTAATTCGTATGCAACATCTTCCAAACCTTTTCTAATTCCGTGATTCATACAGCAAATGTTTTGGTTAAATGCTAAGGTATTTGCAAAAGAATTGTTAGACCATGCAAGAACAAATCCCTGGAAGCATCCCGCCAGAATTTTCTAATCCTCCAAAGCTCTCGGCTGAACAAGTCGAGATGTTGAAAGCGATTGCTCGTGAACGCGCCATTGCTCAAGCAGGAGCAGAACCGTTGCAACAACCTCAGCGAATGGTTGCACCCCCTTCTTCCTTCCAGCCGCCCATTCCGCAACCCAAGCCCGAGATTATTTATTTGCGACGTAATTTAACAGTTGCCGAATTGATTCTTGTTTTTTCACTGGCTTGCGGCTTGGTGACTGGAGTGCAAGTCCTTTGGGGATTTGGATCACGTATCTTACCTCAGATTGAAGTAAGGGTCAAATAAAATACGACAAACCTAAACTATAATTTTAGTTATAAGGTTTGCGAGCGTGTAGGTGGCCAATAGGCGGATCTCAGATTTACCTGCAATCACTTCGATCGACATCAATGATGCCGATCTATTTACTATTGTTCATGTTGCAGAAGTAGATCCAGGGTTAAAAAATAAGAAGTTTACCGTTCAAGAACATAAGGCATATCTCAATAATTACTACCTGCAGTTGACGGGTGGCACCGTCAATTCGTTAACGATTACCAATAATTTAGGTGTATCAGGCAATACAACCGTACAAGGAAATTTAACGGTTGCTGGCACCGGCATTTTTAATAACCTTGCAATCAGCAATCTGACTGTCACTGGAACAATCAGTGGCAACACAATTACTGGTCAAAGCATCCAAGGTCTAAACGTAAACGGCACTAACGGATATTTTGTATCACTGCAAGCGCCTAATGCAGCATTTGATTCCGTTACATCTACAAATATCAGTGGTGGTGCCATCACTGGCAATACAATTGCGGCAAGTGGAATTACCGGTCAAACAATCACCGGCAATGCTGTTAACGCAATTAATGTCAACACTACATCCATTACAGGTGTAACGGGCGTTTTTACCACCAGTGTTTCAGGTGCTGTTGTTACAGGAAACACAGGACGTTTTGCGAATTTAACAGGAGTCTCCGGAACTTTTACGACGAGGTTGTCTGGCGCAACCATTACAGGTGATACAGCACTATTTGCTAACACCACAGGAGTTTCTGGTACATTTACAACCCGCATCTCTGGTGCCATCATCACGGGCGTTACGGGTCAATTCACACAACTCAATTCTGTCACTGGTCAATTCGTTAATTTATCTGGTACCAGTGTTACGGGTGGTACTGGTCAATTCACCAGTCTGACTGCGACTTATGTAACAGGGGCAATCAGCGTCTCAGGTGCAACTGTTACCGCTCTAACAGGCAACATCAACGAGATACAGGGTGTCTCCGGCACGTTCACAAGTAGTGTTTCGGGTTCTGTTATTACGGGCGACACTGCTCGTTTTACAATAGTTACTGGCGTCTCCGGCACTTTCACCAGCCGGCTTTCTGGTCAAACTATTACTGGTGTTACGGGTCTATTCACCAGTATTACAGCTTCCACCGGTACTTTCACTGACCAGATCAACGTCAGTACGATTTCGACCACAGGCAACCTCTCTGCCAGTGGCAACTTATTTATCGGTGGTTCTGGCACCGTTGTTAGCGGTTTAACGGTCAGCGGCACACTCTCTGGATCTATTATCACGGGTGCAACGGCACTCTTTGACAGCATCACAGGTAATGGTGTTTATAGCAACACAATTGTTTATGCGCCAACCGTAACTGGAGATGTTGTTCTTGGACGCTCTATTACTGGAGTCACTGGTGTTTTTACGACTCTGCTCAGTGGTGCCACGGTTACAGGCAATACTGTCAATGCCAGTAACTTAAATACTGTCAGTGGTTACTTTGTTTATGTATCGGGTGCAACAGTAACTGGTGCTACAGGTTTATTTACTGTTCAAACAGTAGAAACTGGCAACTTTACCAAAGTTTCCGGGGCAACAGTCACCGGGGCCACAGGTTTATTTGCAAACTTGACAACAGTTAGTGGTCAATTCACAAATCTGTCGGGCACCACAATCACAGGCAATAACTTAACCGTTGGCACAGGTACGTTTAACCGAATCGTTGGCGGAACTTATGTTGCAGGCGGCGTTGTCTTTGCTTCTGGCGCTGGTGATATTCGCCCCTTCAACCAATTTTCTTTCCCAGCCACCCCTGGCACATCAGGCTATGTGCTAACAACGTTGGGCAATGGTCAAACCACCTGGACCGTTGCAACAACCACCGGAACACTCGTTACCAACGCAATTGCAGAAACTAAAATCTTGATCGATATTAACTATGCAATTGGTATTGGTTACAACGGACTATCTGTTGGACCAGTAGGAATTGAATCTGGAATTACGGTCACAGTTCCATCTGGTTCAACTTGGAAAATCTTGGATTAAACTAGAAACAAAAGGTAATAGTTACTGATGCCATACGGAATTCTTAAGGCTGACACCTTAACATACTACACCGCAACCGGTGATGTCAGCGTTGCAATCAGCGGTATTGCAATTTCCGGTTCACCTTTAATTTCTGGTGTTTCAGGTGTCTTTACGACAGTTGTCTCTGGTGCCACTGTCACAGGTAATGCCGGCCAATTCACCACAATCACTGGCGGCACTGTTAACTTTACCAACATCACTGGCGTCTCTGGCACGTTTACCAGTCGAATTTCCGGCGCAACGGTAACCGGAACATCTGGTCAATTCACAACAATTACTGCAACAACTGGTGTATTTACTACTAGCATCTCTGGTGCAACTATTTCTGGTGATGTTGGTTTATTTAATACCATCAGCGGCAACCAAGGCGTCTTTAATTCCAGCCTTTCTGTCCCCAGCGGTACCGCAGCAAGTCCCTCAATTAGTTTCAACGGGGACCCAAATACGGGAATTTACTCCTCCGGGGCAGACGCAGTAGCCATCTCGACTTCTTCCGTTGGGAGACTCTTCATTGACTCAAGTGGAAGGGTTGGCATTGGAGCATCATCCCCAAGTCAACTTCTGAGCCTGTCGTCTGGAAGTGGCCCGCGTATTTCGATTAAAGACACTCGCGGCACCGTTGACATGCAGGTGCTCGCGGATGATGCTGCAGGCTATTCGGGCACAACAAGCAACCATCCATACATCTTTGTTACCAATAACTCAGAGCGGATGCGCCTGGACTCCAGTGGCCGCTTGGGTCTTGGGTCTTCTTCCCCTAGCGAGTCATTGCAAATTGGGCAAAATGGTTCGGGCACTGATAACTACATTGCGCTGTGGGGCGACCAGTCGGGATCTAATGCCGAATTTGCTGGAGTCAAGTTCTTTAACAACCAAGCAAACGCATCCGCAAGTCCCGTCAAGCAAGTTGCCAGTCTCTACGCCGCAAGAGATGGGGATAACTTTGGCGGTGCTCTGTATTTCCAGACTGCCAATACTGCGTCCGGCTCGCAAACACTTGGCACCCGCATGGTGCTTGATTCAAGTGGGCGACTAGGGATTGGCACTACTAGCCCAGGAGCAGGACTGCATGTAGTGAATGATGGCACTAACAAGCTAAAAACGTTACAGCTTTCGTCGCCAAGTACAGCGCAAGGCTTGAGGTCTACATTATCTTTTTACTCAACGTTTGAAGGAACTGCGGACAACGGCTCTCGCAGAACGGCGGACATTCGAGCGGGATTCAACGGAGGTCCCTGGGGTAGTGAGTACTTATCTTTTCATGTAGGTACCAATGGTATTGATAACGATGCTCAAGAATTAACCAGCGAGAAACTGCGCATCACCAGCTCCGGCAGGTTGTTAGTTGGCACGTCTAGTGATGCTAGCGGAGGAAACGCCAATGCTCTCCTGCAATGTGTTGCATCTGGACCCGGAACATTTGTCGTCGGACGCAGTGATGGAAGCACAACCTCTGGCGATACGCTAGGAAACATCTTTTTCAGAAGTTATGCAGGCTCTGTTTGGGAAACGGCTGCGTCTATCCAATGTGTTGCCGACGCAACTCAGGGATCGGGTGACAAACCGTCAAGACTAGTGTTCTCCACTACTGCGGATGGGGCGAGTTCTCCGACGGAGCGGATGAGGATTGGCAATGCAGGCACTACCACCCTGACATCTGCTGCATCTACTGCACCGTTTATTGCCAATATCGGTGCCAGCGAAGTAGCTCGCCTTGACAGCTCCGGCAGGTTGCTGTTGGGGACAAGTAGTGCGCGTCAGGTAGGCACCGAACGTGGTTTTCAGGTTGAAGCTGCTGGAGCCGCCGGTTCAGCTTCTATTGTTCGCAACGACAATGGAAGTGCAAGCGCTGCACCTGTAATTGTTCTCGGAAGATCCAGGGGTACATCCAACGGATCAAATACGATTGTTCAAGCAGATGACGATCTTGGATACATCATCTTTGCCGGTGCCGATGGATCAACCCTAAATAGCTACGGCGCATTTATTCGCGCTCAAGTAGACGGCACCCCTGGCGCTAATGACATGCCAGGGCGGATCGTCCTATCCACGACCGCGGATGGCGCCTCCTCGCCAACTGAAGCTCTACGCATCACCAATGATGCAGTCGTTGCTTACAACAAAGCAGCACCAGCAGCCGTCAACACCACTGCGACGCTGACTGTTGCCAATCTCAAGACGGGCATCATCACATCCACCACTGCTGCAGCCGTCACCATGACGTTGCCCACCGGCACGCTTACAGAGGGCGGCTTTAGCGGTGCTTACAACAACATGACCTTTGAATGGAGCGTCATCAACACCGGCGGCACCAATGCCGTCACAGTGCAAGCTGGCACTGATCACACCTTGGTCGGCTCCGGCACAGTATCAGCCAACAACTCAGGGCGCTTTGCTACACGGCGGACAGCACTGAATACCTGGGTGACTTATCGCTTGAGCTGATTAGTCCCCTTCATTAATTACCCTGGTATTAAAATAAGAAAAAACATCTTGCTATGGCTACCCCTATTTGGTCCGTTGTGAACCTGGAGCACAAACTTCCTGATGGTGCTACACCTCCCA